TGAGATATCAAATGACACTATTTGATTTCTTTGGTTTATATTTTAACCAAGGTGGTCTATCACAAGGACCAATGGCTTCATATATGGAAAGTATGCAGTACCTTAGTTTAATAAATGATGTGTTTAATTATCCTGTATCATTTACATATACAAAAACAACAAATAGATTATTTTTAGAAGTAAAAGATTCTAGAATGGACAATATAAATTTTCTCATGGTCGAAGCATATGTTCAAGTTAATCCAGATTATTATATAAAGGCATGGGATGATCGCATCTTCCAAAGGCATTATACGGCATTACTTAAAAAACAATGGGCACAAAACTTAATAAAGTTTACAGGAATGCCATTACCCGGTGGTGCGTCACTAAATGCTGCAGCAATAATGCAAGATGCCGTAAAAGAATTAGAAGTAATAGAACAAATGCTGTTGAAGACTCAAGAGCTTCCAGTTGATCCAATGATCGGATAACATGGCAACAAACCCATACATCAATACCACTTCTGTTGTAACAGAACAACGTTTAATCGAAGATTTGACGGTAGAATTAATCCAAGGAGTGGGTCAGGATTGTTTTTATGTTCCTAGAAAATATTTTAACATTGATAAAATATTTGGTGAAGATCCATCTTCTTCTTTCGAAAAGATCTATACAATAGAAATGTACATACAATCCTATAAAGGATTTGATGGTACTGATGTTATTACTCAATTTGGATTAGAGATTAAAGACAAAATTTCTTTATTAATGGCTAGACGCAGATTTAGAGATGAAGTTACGGCCATTGATAAAACTATAACAAGACCAAGAGAAGGAGATTTAATTTATTTTCCTTTATCCAAATCATTATTTGAAATTAATTTTGTCGAACATGAAAATCCACTTTATCCTTTAGGTAAGCTTTATTCTTATCAGATAACTGCTGAACTCTTCACATACAGCTATGAAAAGATTCAAACTTTGAATAAGGATATCAATTCTCCATACACATCAACTACAGCGGGATTGTCTGGATCCGTAATTATACCAATTGCAAATAATCTGGGCACAACATTGGGAGTTAATGATCAATTGCAGACAGAAGGCAATTCATATGGATTTAATCCCAATGATCCATTTAATGAAGCTGGTTGCACAGGAGGTTCATAAAAATGTTTGGTTATTTTTACAATGAAAATTTAAGAAAACTAGTAGTTGGTTTTGGATCATTATTCAGTAATATAGAAGTTGCTCATATTGACCCAGATACATCAAACGCACAGAATATAAGAGTGCCTATTCATTATGCACCTCAAGAAAAGTTTATTCAAAGACTATTGCAGCCTTCTTCCATTACACCAGGAACTCGTATTGAAACACAACTTCCTATTATAAGTTTTTCAATGAATAGTATTGTATCGGATGCGTCTAGACGATTGGGCAGAAAAGTACAGCCCAATAATGTTGGAGCTCCACCATGCGGACCAGTAGGAAGTGCTATATCAAGCCAAATACCAGTGAATGTATCTTTTAATTTATATGTTTACACAAGACACACGGATGACATGTTACAGATTATAGAACAAATAATGCCATTCTTTGTTCCCGAACATATAATCACTTTAAATATGAATGCGGCACAGACAAATTTACAGATACCAATTATAATGGTAAGTAATAATTTGACTGAAAAATACGAAGGTGATTTATCAAGCCGTAGGCTGAATATAGCATCATTTCAGTTTTTGGCCAAGTCGTGGATATTTGGTGAAATAAAATCTGTTACAGGAATTACAGGATCAAATATTGTAATAATAGATTGAGTATATGAATAAAAATTTATCAAAGTTATTTAATTTAAATGAAGTTGCGGAAACACCAAAAGATAAAGTAATTTCTGGTGGAACATTTGACTCTTCTTCTTTTCAAAAAGATTATGCGACCGTACAATCAAATCTAAAAGATTTGATTGGTAATGGTAATGTAGCACTTGAAGCTGCATTAAAAGTTGCCACGGAATCGGATTCACCCAGAGCATTTGAAGTGGTAGCCATTTTATTAAAAACCATGGCTGACCTTAACAACAATGTTTTAGATGTTCACAAAAAAGCAAAAGATACAACTTCATCTACTACGACAAAAGTTACGCAAACAAACAATTCTGTTTTTGTTGGTTCAACCAAAGATCTGCAGAATCTATTAAATAAAGATAGAAGTACTGATAAGGTGATTGAAGCAGAGGTAATTGATAGTGAGTCAAAACAATAATAATCAAGGGTACAGAAACAACCCAAAGCTAAAACCTCCTGGCGTTGAAATACCTTACACAAAAGAACAACTGGAAGAATATGTTAAATGTGCAAATGATCCAGTATATTTTTGCAGTAAATATGTAAAAGTAAAAACACTTGATAAGGGTGTAATGCCTTTTAAATTATACGATTATCAAGAAAAATTCGTCAGGGAAATACATAAAAATAGATTCGTTATTTCTAAATGGCCTCGCCAATCTGGTAAATCGACATCGGTTATTGGTTATATTTGTCATTATGTTACATTTAACCAAAGTGTTAACGTAGCTATTTTGGCAAACAAATTAAAAACCGCCAAAGACGAATTATTTGCCAAACTTCAGCTGGCTTATGAAAATCTTCCACAATTTCTCCAGCAAGGCGTAATAGAATGGAATAAGACGAGCTTTAAACTGGAAAACGGGTCTAGAGTCGTATGCGATGCAACATCGTCTTCAGCAATCCGTGGTGGCTCTTATAACTTACTTTTGCTGGACGAATATGCCTTCTTGCCATCACATATTGCAGAAGAATTTTATTCGTCTACCTATCCAACCATTTCGGCGGGTTTAACAACCAAACTCATTATTGTTTCAACGCCAAATGGAATGAATCATTTTCATAAACTTTGGGTTGATGCAAACAGACAAGAAGGACATAAATTAAAAAACAGGTTTATTCCAGTAGAAGTAAGCTGGAGAGATGTTCCAATTACTCCCGGTGGACCTAAAAGAGATGATGTGTGGGCAGAAGAACAAATAGCCAATACAAGTCCAGAACAATTTGAACAAGAATATGGATGTAGTTTTTTAGGGTCTTCCAATACTCTTATTTCATCTACCAAATTAAATATATTGGCTCCAGAAGAGCCAATATCGGAAAATGCAGAAGGTCATCGTGTATATGAAACTCCTCAACAGGACAAAATTTATTTTTTACAAGCAGATGTTTCTAGAGGTCAAGGATCTGATTATTCTGCCTTTACGGTAATAGAAGGATCATCTGCCCCATATAAAGTGGTATGCTCCTATAGAAATAATACTATAAGTCCTTTTAATTTTCCAACAATCATACAAAACGTAGCCAAAGCATATAATAATGCCTATGTATTAATTGAAACAAATGATCTTGGTGGTCAAGTTTCTAATATTCTTCATTCTGATCTAGAATATGAAAATGTATTGATGACAAAAATTATGGGAAGAAAAGGTCAAGTTTTATCTCAGGGATTTGGTGGTATTGGCACAAATGAAATGGGCATAAGAACAACTGCTCAAACTAAAAAAATAGGTTGCGCTATTTTAAAACGGTTAGTAGAAGAAAATAAAATTTTGTTAAATGATGATAGAATTATAACAGAATTGATGTCATTTGTTTCTAAATCAAATACATATAAGGCCGAAGACGGTCAAAATGATGATTTGGTAATGACTTTAGTATTTTTTGCTTGGTTGACTAGACAAGAATATTTTGCAGATCTTATAGAACAATCAAAATTCAACTACGAAGAAGCTATAAAACCGGAAGACGATAACGTTTTATTTGCACCAAATCAAAATAATGAAAATGATGAAGGAGAATTTGCAGAGGATGGTGTTGTTTGGTATCCTTCGTAAGAATGCTAAATATTTTGACAGAAAAAGGAAATTAAATGCCATCACTCAGCTCCTTTATAAGCTCTAATCAATATTCGACAGAAAGCACTACTAATACCCTAGTAGCCGGTATGATAGTCGGAAATACATATAACAGTGGTTTTACATTTAATGGTCTTTCTGGGGCTGCTGGCAATGATCCCGGTGGATTGTTTGGATGGCTTATATATTCAAGGTCCAGAACATGGGGAAATACTGGATCTGGAACCCCTGCAAAAGGTACAACTCTAGACAAATATATTGTTTATACTACACCACAAGATTTTATCGGAGATTTAAATCCATTGGGTGGAGTCACAGCATGTTTGGTATCTGATCCTGGTGCAGGTGGAACATTTGGATTTTTTCAAACTGCCGGAGTACAAAATAACTCTGTTCGTCTAACGCCATTGGCTGCTGGTAAAGATATGTTGTTTGCCATAAATTATATGGCTTATGGTGGTTCTTTGGTTTTGTCTGGATCTGCAGCTGGATTGGACCAATATATTATAGATGAACAAAATTATTTTGATGCAGTAATTGGTCAACAAGCAGGAACCACATTATGCCAATGGCTCATAGATCAACCATATACTGTAGGTATATTTCCAAGTATTGCTGATAGTACTGGAACTACTGGAGCTGGATTTACTATGGCAAATTATGCAATTTTATTTGGATCATCTGCTTACGTCACTGGAACACAAGTTGCCAATAGAATATTCAATGTTTGTGGTTTAAAAACTGTAACAGATCTAGATACAACTTCGTTATTAAGCACTAGCAAAATTACATATACCTTGCCAGCAGTTTCTGATGTAGGTGGATTTTTTACCAGAGCTTTAAATCGAAATGAAGAGTATTTGACTGTAGCTGGTATAGATAGAGCAACTGTATTAAATGGAAATGTATCAAATTCTATTGATTGGTTTGATAATTTAAAAACAGTTTTAAGAAATAATAGAGTCAATTTCTTTGTAAATTTTAATCCTAAATTTTTAGGATCAGATGTTGTTGGAGCTACTGCAAACAATTCTGGTGTAGTATCTTCTGACGAAAGAATAGGCCCATCAAGACTTCGTTCCGCTTTAGCACAAGCTATTAATGACATTGCATTGAAATATCTATTTGATGTAAATAATGCCGCAACCCGTTCACTAATAACATCTGAAATAGATAATGCAATAGATCCATTTACTCCATATATTGATAGCACAAAGACTCAAATTATATGCGACGCGTCGAATAATACTGATAATTCATCAAACTTGACAATTCAAGTAATAATCAAGCCAATTCTCAGCATTGATAGCTTCATAATCGACATAACCCTAACACAATAATGCCATCAAAAAATTCAATAATTAATTTTAAAGATGGTTTTAACGGTGGAACTCGTGCCAATAGGTTCGTAGTGATGCCAAGGTGGCCAAATGGAATTAGTATTGATAAAAATGATGCGGCATTTAAAATGGTATCCGCATCTTTGCCTGCTACACAGATCAATACAATATCTGTTCCATACCGTGGAAGAATGATAACATATGCTGGTGATAGAATTTATAGTACTTGGGCTATAGGCATTTATGACGATAATAATACCAAAAATATATGGAAAGCATTACACACTTGGTCGGAGCAAATGGACGGCCATTATACCCATAAAGTTATTAGAAATGATTATTCCTATAAAACTCTTCAAACAACTTGGCAAATAAAACAATTGGATTTAAATGGAAATCCCATAAAAACAATTACTCTTTATAAATGCTGGCCATCAGTTGTCGGAGAAATTAATCTTAATATGGGTGAAGTTGGCTTTGTTGGTTTTAGTGCAACACTTACTTTTGATTATCTTAGAATTCAAGACAACTTCAATAGCTAAACTATGCTTATAGATTTTAAAACAAATTTCTTTGGAGGATCAAGATCTAACCGATTTAAAATACTCGGTAGTTTCCCCACAGGTGGAAAATTTACGGATTATCATGTAAGGGCAGCTACAGTACCTAATGCAGCTTCTAAGACTATAAGCTATGATTATTTTGGTAGAAAATTTCATTATCCCGGTGAAAAAGATTACGGCACATGGTCTTTCACGGCGTGGGATGATACTGGAACAAATAATCTTTGGGGAAGAATTCAAAAGTGGCAAGATCTTATAAACAACCATGATACCAATAAATCTTCCACACTTCCAAAAAGATATAAAGCGGATAATTGGAAAATTCAACATTTAAATTTAAATGGTGAAGATGGTCCAAATTCTGTTTTAAAGGAATATAAATTGTACGGCTGCTGGCCTGCAGGAATTCAACCAATAAACCTAAACATGGGCAATCCAAACACGTTAAATAGTTTTAACGTTATCATTGTTTTTGATTATATTGAGATAACTAATGTTACAAGAAGAAACTAAGGTGAAATATGGAAATTGATATATTTGGATTTCAGTTTGGGAAAAAACAGCCAACAAAGGCTGATGCCCGAGAGCAAGCGATACAGGCATTTGCTGCTCCAGAGATGTTTGATGGTACTGTAACTGTTGAAGCCGGTGGATTTTTTGGAACTGCTCTGGATTACGCTGCAACAATGCGTGATGAACAGCAGTCTGTTATTCAGTATCGTAATATGTCGGTATACCCAGAACTAGATAATGCTGTTGATGAAATTGTAAATGCCGCAATTGTTCCAGGTACTGATCACAAGCCAGTAAAATTAGATTTATCAAACTGCAATATTTCAGAAAACATTAAAACAAAAATATACAAAGAATTTGAAACGGTTCTACATCTGTTAGATTTTAATCACAGATCTTATGAAACCTTTCGTCGTTGGTATATTGATTCCAAGATTTATTATAATCTTGTAATTGATAAAGACTTGCCAATGGAAGGCATTCAGGAAATTATTCCAATTGATCCATTAAAGATTAAAAAAATCCGTAAGCTCAAAAAAGAAATGGATAAGGGGACAAACGGAACTCCTGTTCAGTTAGTCAAAGATATTGAAGAATTTTATGTGTATACAAATACAGATAAAGAATCTTATATCATGACCGGACCACAAGGTCTTC